AGCTGGAGCGGCGGCGATTGTAAAGTCTTCTCTTGGTGTAGTCGCCAATATGGAGCAGCAGATCGGTGGTGTAGAGACATTATTTAAAGATAGTGCCAAGACAGTGATCAGGAACGCAAACAATGCGTTCAAAACAGCACAGCTTTCTGCTAATGATTACATGTCAACGGTTACAAGCTTTTCAGCATCATTACTACAGGGCTTAGGCGGAGATACTGCAAAGGCTGCAGAAATTGCAGATATGGCGATTATCGACATGGCAGATAATGCCAATAAGATGGGTACAAATATGCAGGATATCCAGAATGCCTATCAGGGCTTTGCAAAGCAGAATTACACAATGCTGGATAACCTTAAATTAGGTTACGGCGGTACACAGTCGGAAATGATCCGATTGATCAATGATTCCGGTATCTTAAATGAAAAAATAGAAGATCTGGATAATGTAACGTTTGACCAGATGATTCAGGCAATTCACAAAGTCCAGCAAAATCTCGGAATCACAGGAACTTCCGCAAAAGAAGCCTCTACAACGATTGAAGGTTCTGTTAATTCTGCTAAAGCCGCCTGGGAAAATTTTGAAGCCGGTGTAATCAGTGCGAACGACCTGGTTGACACATTCTGGACAGCGGCAAAGAATATCTTAAATAATCTTGGTCAAATGATCCCACGTCTGGGAAAGACCGGAATGGATGTGGTGGAATCCTTATCCGGAAAAATCGGTGAAGCGGTTCCGCAATTAAAGGGACTTACAGATAGTGTCGGAAAATTAGCAGATAAGTTAAAGAACATGAGCACGGATGAGCTCATGAATCTTGGCAAGACTGCAGCAGTGCTTGCAGGAGCCGGACCGGTGATCTCATTATTCGGATCACAGATCGGTAATGTACAGTCAGCCGTATCCGGATTCAGCGGACTTACAACTGGTGTTTTATCTGAACTTGGAAGGCTTCCGAAGGGATTCAAAAGTGCAACAAAATCGGCTGTAAATTTCCGGAAAGATTTTACGGGTAGCCTGAAAGGGCTCGGCAGTGCAGTTACGGGACCATTTCAGGTACTGACTCCGAAATTGTCAGCTACTGTCGGAAAAATCGGCAAGGTAGTTTCCAATGTTCCGGGAAAAATCGGTGGGGCAGTTGGAAAGATTGGATCTGTGATAGCATCAAAGATTCCCAGGATTACAAGCGCGTTTTCACTACTTGGAGATACTGCCGGTTATCTGGGAGCATGGGGCGGACAGATTGGTTCTGCTTTGCAGGGAGTTCTTGGAACAGTAGCCGGCTTTATTCCGTCATTTGTAGGGTTGATGAATTTCGGTGCAGTTGCAGCCGTTGTGGTAGCCGGTCTTGGACTGGTTTACAGTCAGTTCGGTACACAGATTGACCAGATCCTGCTTCTGGCGCAGACCAAAGGACCGGAGATCATATCTAACTTTGGAGCAGGAATCACAGCAGCACTTCCGGGACTGATTTCATCAGGTGCAACCCTGATCTTGGGATTGATGAATGCGATTACGGCAAATCTACCATCGCTCATTTCCGTAGGCGCAAGCATCATAGCAACTCTGGTAAGCAGCCTGGGCGCACAACTTCCGCAGTTAATTCCGGTAGCGGTACAGATGATCCTGACTCTGGTTGAGTCGCTGATCAGTAATCTTCCGCAGTTAATAACTTCCGGATTACAGTTAATGGAAGGTTTGGCACAGGGAATTGCAAACGCGATTCCGCAGGTGGCAGCGAAAGCACCGGTTATCATCGGCAAGCTGGCATCTACGATTATCACGAATTTGCCGAAGATTATACAGACTGGTGTGAAGATTATCATGCAGCTCGCAGTCGGACTGGTTCAGGGAATCCCGGCGTTACTTGGTAAGATTCGATCCATGATCAGCCAGATCAAAAATGCATTTACCAGTGTAAACTGGGGCAGTGTTGGTATGAATATCATTTCCGGAATTGCAAGTGGTATATCCAGTGCGGTAGGAAGCCTGATCAGCGCGGCAACATCTGCGGCAAGTAGCGCATTAGAAGCAATCAAGTCAAAACTTGGTATTCATTCTCCATCGAGAGTATTCCGAGACCAGGTTGGTAAGATGATGGCTCTTGGTATGGGAATCGGATTTGAGAAGAATATTCCGGTCGGATCCATGAATGCCGGAGTACAAAAAGCAGTCCAGAGTCTGCAAAGAAGTGTGCAGCTTACAACATCCGTTAATCCGGATAAAACGGTAGGCGGAATAAAGAATAATCCGATCTTTAAGGATAAAGGATTTGATTACGACAGATTTGAACGTATCCAGAGGAAGATTGCAAAAGAAAATGGCAATAAGCCGGTATTCCTGGATACGAAACGGATAGACAGACCATTACCGAAAGGAGCAGTGCCACAGGTATGATTGTGTATTATGAAAATATGAACGGCGAAAAGCTGAATCTTTTGAAAGCTCCTTTTCGTACAACGAAGACTGACTGGTTCGATGCGGACTGGTCAGAGTCTTCGGACGGATATGAAAAAACAGTGACGATTGATGTGTTTGGAAAGCGGGAAGAATTTCAGGCGAATATGGAGCAGCTATACCGGATCATTGCGGTTGATGCAGAAAATGATACCTACGGGAAGCTGTACGTGAATGGTGCGTATTTAAGATGCAAGGTATTGAAGTCAGCAAAAGAAGGATGGAAGGGATATGTGTATTCGGAAGTGGAGATCACCTTCCAGACTCCGGAACTTGTATGGGTAGTAGAAGCGACAAGACAGTTTTTTCCACAATTGGAAGAAACGGCAGCATCCGGAATCGACTTTCAGTATGACTATCCGTTTGATTTTGCCGGAGAAAAAAGAGGAATCGCAGCATGGGATGTTGATCACATCATTCCAAGCGAGTACCGGATGATCATTTACGGACCATGTGTAAATCCGAAGATTCTGATCAACGATTATCCTTATGAGTTTTTCGTAACGCTTGAAAGCAGGGAATATCTGATCATAGATAGCCAGAGAAGAACGATCCGAAGGTATTTGACGAATGGAACGGTACAAAATTTATTTAATCAGAGAGCGCAGAAACAAACTGTTTTCAAGAGAATACCATCCGGGCTTTTAAATATTAACTGGTCCGGGGATTATGGATTTGACCTGACTTTATTTTTGAACAGGAGGGAGCCGCCGTGGTAAAGGACATAATTCTTGCAGATAGTGATGGAAGAGAACTTGGAGCGATTTTGGACTCAAATATCACAGTGGATACGAATGGCGAGTACGAATTCTCTGTACAGATTGCAAGGTCGAACTGGTACCCTGAGCTGACCTTTTCAAGCTATGTGTATATTACGGAGACAGAATATGGAGGCATTATCGGAGAGGTGCTGACAGATACAACGCTGGATTATGTGGAGCTGAAGGGAATCACATGGCGGGGAAGACTGCAGTATAAGGTGATCGAGCCGCCTGCCGGATCGGATTATAAAACAGTATCCGGAGAACTGAATCAAGTAATGAAAACACTGATCGAGCCGGAGTTTGATGGATTATTCAGAGTTTCATCAAAAGATACGGGTATATCTGTAAAGAATTTTCAATTTGACCGGTACTGCACATTACTGGAAGGTCTTACCAAAATGCTGAAAAGTGTTGGATACCGCCTGCAGATCCGGTTGATCAAAGAACAGGATGAACCATGTTATATTCTGATTGAAGCAGTTCCGATTACTGATTATTCTGCGCAGATTGAATTGTCACAGGACAGTCGAATGAATTTCACGATGGATGATAAACAAAATGGCGTAAATCATCTGGTCGTAACCGGAAAAGGGGAAATGCAGGAGAGGAACATATTCCATCTGTATGTGCAGAAAGATGGAAGCATTGGAAAGACGCAGTATTACAAAGGACTGAATGAGATCTCAGCAGTATACGAAAATACGAGCACAGAAACAGCAGAGCTGGAGAAAACGTCCGCGGAACAATTGCAGAAGCTGATGAATAAAAAGACATTTCAGATGGATGTTGCAAAGCTTGGAATCGAGGTTGGGATTGGTGATATT